ATGAAATTTAAAATATTATTATTAAGTTTTATTGCCACCGGTTGCTATGCTAATGAAAGTACAGCTGACCCAGATATTTGTAATATCGTAAAAAAGGTTGCTTATAACGTAATGGAAGCACGACAGCAAAAAGTACCAGCACAAGATTTACAACAAATTGCCGATGGGTTAGCAGATGAAAAAGCCAAGCAGCTTTATCAAGACTTAATTAGCTCAGCTTATGCTGCCAAAGTATTTAAGACAAGTTTCTTTAAACGCCAAGCAATTGAAGATTTTCAAGCAGGGTGGTATGAGGAATGTTTACGTAGAAATGAATAATAATTAAAAAATAATGAGTATTTAATTTTTAAGAACAACTAATTAGTTAAGAGAATAAAAAATAGACTGACAGGTCTGTCTAGGTATTTTAATTTGAAAATAAAATTCGAATTTATAGGTATTTATTTAAAAATAAATGCTCCGAAGATGCCGCTGCATGTCGTTACCCTTGAACCCTAAAGTTCAAGGTAATTTTGTAAATCTTTGCAACATTAGGCGACATTAAACAATATTATGCAACAATAAAAGCCTAAATAAATCATTATTTTAGTGATTATGCAACATTAAACAATATTATGCGCTATTTGGCTTTTATGGTTGTGGCTACATACTGGCTACACGGCTACATTTTTAATTTTTTAGGCTACATCTTGGCTACATTTACAGGCATTAAAAAAGCGGCTTATGAGCCGCTTACATTAGACGTATTAGTTCCTTTTCTTTTCTTTACATACTCAATAACGTCTGACTTGATGTAAAGAACTTTACGTGGACTGACTTTTGTATAGGGAATTCCACCACCATGGGTTGACTTGGCGCCAATAGTTCTTTAAATTCGTGATAAGTGGTACGAAGTATAAGCAAGTGTCACTGATCTTAAAGAAGCTCGCCAAACGGTGGGCTTTTTGCGTTTCTGGAGAATCGAAATGGGCAACACATGGCACGCTGATCAAGATAAGGGATTCGCCGTTAGATGGTGAGGTTCGAGTTAAAGCTGGAGAATATCAACCCCGTTGTTTAGGCGGTGATGTTTGGCAAATCTCAACGACATTCACCCAAGTCTTCTACCCTTAATTTAAACCCCTTTAAAGCCCCTTTTTAGGGGCTTTTTTTATGCGAGTAAGAAAATGACGATTCAAACAGTAAATCTTGGCACAGCGCCAACGGGTGCTGGCGGCGACACATTTCGCTCAACTGGCGCAAAAATTAATGAAAACTTTACTAATAATACTCATGCAGCTAGTCGTTATGTTGGGACTGCGGATGGTAATTTGCTAGAAGTTGGAGCTTTTGGTTTTGGAGGTTCTGGCAGTGTAGTTGGCAATATATCGACAGTAACGGACGCTAGAAATGCGCTTGGTAATCAATCAAAGATCTTTCGTGTTGATGGTGGTTCGGTACTACAGCTTTATTCACCTGCTTTGCATCTAAAGTCTTCTGATACACATGTAGCTGTTTCATTTGGAGCACTAAGTGGGGATGTAAAAATTATTGGATGGACAGACAGCAGCACAAATTTAACTGCTCAATATTTTCTGAGAACCTCATCAAATACAACAGTAGATGCAAACGGGTTTTTAAAGAATGCTTCACCAGTCGTTAAGCTATTTGCAGATAAAATTGAACCTAATGATGAAGCTGCTGAACAGCCGCTCTCTTTTGAGAAACCGGGTATTGGCCATTACCTTGTAAAAGGATCCTCTGGATTCGCCAAGGAGGGATGGTGGATTGAGATCCCAACAGATACCCATGGTAATAAAATCTGTGCGGTAGAATATCAAACGCTTGAAAATGGCGATCTTGAAATTAAAACTTTTAAGAAAAAGCTAAATGATGAAGGCGATATTGTTGCGAATCTTGATGCACCAATCGATATTCCGAACAATGCAAATGGTGAGCCGCGATGGATCGACATTCGTTTAAACAGTATTAAAAAGACAATCGTCAGAAAAATTCCACGTACTGAAAAACAACCGCGTATGGTCCAGCAAGTAAAATATGCACCGCAATTGACCTATATCACTAAATACGAAGATTTATTTGATGATGAAGGAAAAGCTGTAATTGTGGATGGCAAGAATTATAAAAAGCCAGTAACTCACATTCAAACTGATCAAAACGGTACGCCTATTTTGTCGAATCAACCGGTCATTAATGAAAATGGTGAACCAGTATTCGAATGGGTTCAGGCAGTTGATAGTGAAGGAAATCCTGTTTTTGATGATGTGCCAGTCTTAGACAAAGATGGAAATCCAATCTATGACGAGGTGACTTATGACCCTGAATAGTGATTTCCAGAAGCTGTATGTTGATGGATTAATTCATTTGTATGAATTAGATGCCAGTTCACTTGGAGCTGGCATTTTACGTTTCCACGGGCATATAGCTTTTCAAGACTGGGAGAAAATCTACTCTTCAATTGGTTCTGAAGGTTTAATTGGTGCTGATTCTGGCAGCATTGGAAAGATATTCGATGCTGGTGATCAGAAGGTATGGAACCGCAATATTATCTGGCAAGGTCAAGTATTTGAGCCAATGGCACTCGAAGTAAGTGGCCTTGAAATGAGTTCAACAGGTAAAGCTTCAGCGCCGACATTGACAATGGCAAACAATATTAACGGTATTCAACATGCTGTTTCTGCTTATTGTCTGCAATTTAAAGATTTTGCAGGTGCAAAGCTAAAAGTTATTACTACTTTGGCTAAATATCTAGATCCTGAAAATTTCACTTCTGGCAATCCTTTAGCATCGAACGAGTCTAAAGAACAAACTTGGTTTATAGAACAAAAGACATCGGAAAATGCTCAGCAAGTAACTTTTGAGCTTTCTAACCCGATTGATTTTGAAGGTTTGAAAATTCCTGTACGTCAAATTACTTCTTATTGTAGTTGGGAATATCGCGGGGAAGAGTGTGGTTACACCGGGGCAGCAATGTTTACCGAGAAAGATGAGCCTACAGACAATCCTGCTTTAGATCGTTGCTCATACAGATTGTCTGGTTGTGAATGTCGATTTAGTAAAAACAAGCCTTTACCCTTTGGCGGATTCCCAGCTTCAAGCATGTTGTGAGGTCTTATGAAACTGACAGCAAAAATTAAAAAAGCAATCATGGCCCATGCTGATGCATGTTACCCGCATGAAAGCTGTGGGGTGATTGTCGAAAAGCAATATATTCCTTGTCGCAATATCGCTGAACAATCTGATCAGTTTGAAATACATCCCGAAGACTTGGCAAGTGCTGAAGATCAAGGCGAAATCTTAGCTTATGTGCACTCTCATCCAGATGGAACAACAAAAGCTTCGGAACTTGATCTGATTCAAATTGAATTACATCAAAAGCCGTGGGTAATTTGTTCATATCCGGATCTGGATTTTCAAGTTTATGAACCTTGTGGTTATCGCGCCCCCTTAGTGGGGCGTAATTATTTTCACGGTTGGCAAGATTGCTATGCACTGATTCGTGATTTTTATAGTCGTGAATTGGGCGTAGAGCTGAAGGATTTCGAGCGTAAAGATGCATGGTGGGAAGATAAAGACCATCCATCACTTTACCTTGAAAATTACGAAAAAGCAGGTTTCTTTGAAGTTGATACACCGCAGTATGGCGATATGCTTGTTTGTCGTGTTGGGCGTACCGAGCATCCAAATCATGCAGTTATATGGTTGGGTAATAATGGGCAGCTTAAATCGGAACAAACTGAGCATTGCATCGGTTCAAGTTTAATCCTTCATCATCCGTATAACCGTAAATCTGTGCGGGAAATATATGGTCAGCAATGGCATGAGCGCACTGTGAAAATCTTAAGGCACCGAGATGTTAAAAACAATTAAGTTGTACGGCATTCTAGGGCAAAAGTTTGGTCGTGAATTTAAGCTCGATGTCGCAAATACGCGTGAAGCCATGCGTGCATTATCAGTTCAGATCGCTGGCTTTGAGTACTTCATGACACATGCCCATGAACAAGGGTTGGCTTTTGCAATTTTTCTTAAAGGCAAAGGTTCAGGCAATAAGCGTGGCAAGAAGCGCCCAGCAATTTACGATCATGAAACAAAGCGCTTAATCACTGGTGACAATATCGGTGAAGAGCAGCTTGATATGTCTACTGAAGCCGACATTATTCACATTGTCCCGCGTGTAATGGGAGCTGGTGGTAATAGTGGAGTCTTACAATTAGTTCTTGGAGTAGTTCTGATTGTTGCAGGTGTGATGACTGGCGGTACGTCTTCAGCTTACGGTGTTGCATTAATTGGCGCTGGTGCAGGCATGGCTATGGGAGGTGTTGCTTCTATGCTCATGCCGAAAGCCCAAACTAATCAAAATCAAAACCAAGACGGGAACCGGGCAAACTTTGGTTTTGGTAGTGCGGTTACAACAGCCGCTCAAGGTTACCCAGTACCGATTCTCTATGGTAGACGTGAAGTCGGCGGCTTCGTATTAAGTGCTGGTCAATATCCAGAAGATCAGATGTAATTTTTAAGTTAGTTATAGGCGCTTTTTGGCGCCTTTTTTATTGCGTGGGATTTGATATGACAGCGATGGTAAAAGGCGCAAAAAAGGGAAGTCAGCAACCAAGACAACCAGTAGTTGCACCGGACTCCGCACAATCTAAAACTTATATTAAAGAGTTGATTGGTCTAGCGGAGGGTGAGGTCGAAGGATTAGCAAACGGCTATCAATCAATTTTGCTTGAAGATACTCCGTTGCAAGATGAAAACGGCAACAAGAACTTTGAAAACGTTACTGTTAATTTTAGATCCGGAACGAACGATCAAGAATACATTGAAGGCTTCCCGGCAGTTGAAAATGAAATCCCGATTGACGTAGAGCTTAAATCATCTACACCATGGGTGCGCTCTTTTAACAACCTAGATCTTGATGCAGTACGTTTACGTTTACGTTGGGGTCCACTACGCAACCAAGACCCAACAACGGGTGATGTTACTGGCTATACCATTGAATACGCGGTGGACTTGCAAACTGATGGCGGAGCATGGTCAGAAGTATTAAGAGCAAAAATTTCAGATAAAACATCTGATAATTATGAGCGTCCACATCGTATTGACTTACCCAAAGCCGATTCAGGCTGGCTGGTTCGTGTTCGCCGAATTACTCCCAACTCAACATCCGAATATATCAGCGACAAAATGTATGTTAAGGCTGTCACAGAGGTAATAGACGCGAAATTACGCTATCCAAATACAGCATTAGTTTCATTGCAATACGATGCTGAAACATTCGGTGGATCAGTCGCAAAATTAGCGGTTGATTTGAAAGGCGTAAAAATTAAGGTACCGACAAATTACAACCCTGAAACCCGCGAATACATTGGGTTTTGGGATGGCACTTTTAAACGCGCATATTCAAACAACCCTGCATGGATTTACTATGATCTTTGCACATCTAAGCGCTACGGAATTGGTGAGCGAATTACAGATGGAATGCTTGATAAATGGTCTTTATACCGTTTAGCCCAATACTGTGATGAGTTGGTACCAGACGGGTTGGGCGGTCAAGAACCACGTTTCACATGTAACATTTATCTTCAGAGCGCTGAAGATGCTTATAGCATTCTTACAAAATTAGCTGGTGTTTTTCGAGCTATTACTTATTGGGATGGGGATAGCATTGTTTGTGATGCTGATATTCCACAAGATACCTATTTCACATATACCCGTGCAAATATTATCGGGGAGCCGGATCATAATGGTACACGTGCCCGTGATAGACATAATGCAGTAAAAGTAGCTTGGGATAACCCAGCCAATCACTATAAGACTGAATATGAATTTGTGCGTGATGAGAAAGCCATTTCTGAAATGAAACAGGTGCGCTTACTTGAACTTGATGCGTGGGGGTGCACATCGCGTGGGCAAGCACAACGAGCAGGCTTGTGGGCTTTAAAGTCTGAGCAACTTGAAACACGTACTGTGACTTTTAAAGTTGGATTAGACGGCCATATTCCTTTGCCGGGTAAAGTGATTGAATTTGCAGATCCTATTTTTGCTGGAAGAGCAAACGGTGGTCGCATTTCTGCAATTTCAGCAGATAGAAAAAGCATTACTCTTGATCGTGATGACGTTGTTGCAATAGCTGGGGACCGTCTAGTAATTAATGGTGAAAACGGGAAAGCTCAAACACGCATTGTTCAATCAATTGTAGGTAGAGTCATAACTGTTACTGTAGCTTTTGATGAAATTGCACCTCAAAACGTTTGGGTTATTGATGCTCAAGATTTGGCAACGCTTAAATTTAGGGTTTTATCAGTAGTTCAAAGTGATTCACATCAATTTACTATTACAGCGCTTGAATACAATCCGAAAAAGTTTGATGCAATCGATCATGGCGCTCATTACATCGATGTGCCAATTTCAATTGTTAATCCCAATATTCAAGAACCAGTTTCAAATATTGTTATTACAAGCGAAGATCGGGTGGATCAAGGTATTAATGTTGCCACTATGGTTGTGTCTTGGACGCAAGCAAAAGGTGCGGTTAAGTATCTGGTTGAATGGCGGAAAGATGATGGGAGTTGGATTAAATTACCAATCACGGGTAATAATTCAATTGAGGTGCCGGGTATTTATGCTGGTAACTATCAAGCAAAAGTTTCAGCGGTTAATGCTTCGGATATTTCATCTTTACCGACTTATTCAGTTGTCACTAAGCTCAATGGTAAGCAAGGTTTGCCACCAGCTTTAGCGTTCATCCAAGCAACAGGTATTTTGTTTGGTATGCGCCTAAATTGGGGTTTTCCGGCCACAGGTGCACTTGATACGGCTTATACCGAGATTCAAGTATCGCCAGATGGCACAAGTAACATTGCTCAATTGGGCTTATTCGCTTATCCAACAACGACTCATACTCTGCAAGGTTTACAGCCAAATCTGACTCAATTTTATCGGGGGCGTTTGATTGATAGGATTGGAAATATTGGGCCATGGTCGGATTGGACTCATGCGACAACTTCTGCCGATGCAACAGATGTTCTTGAGCTTTTAAATGATCAAATCAGTGAGTCTCAGCTCAACCAGGATCTTAAAACCAAGATTGATCATATTGAGACTATTGATGCTGAAATAGGTCCACTTAAGCAAGATATTCAGAATACGAAAGATCGGATTGCACAAGAAGTCATTGATCGTCAAAACGCTATTCAGCAAGCTTCAGATGGCCTTTCACAGCAAATTATTGATGGTGATGAAAGTGTTCTTGAAGTTGTAGAAACGGTCAAGAAATCAAGTGATGATGGTCTTGCGGCGGTTCAGGAAGATATTCGTGTTGTTGCAGATGATCTTTCATTAGTTGCTGAAAAAACAGATGGTGTGTATGCACAACTGAATCCTGCATTGATTGGCTCTGAATCAGATCTAATTGGCAACGATCAAGGTTTTGCTGGCACATGGTCTGTTCAATCGGCAATGATCGAAGGAGACTTGGCACTTAGTAAGCGCATTGATACAACCGTTGTTGAAGTAAATGATTTACGTGCGTACGCTCAGCAAGAGGTTCAAGCGCGTATAGAGGGTGACAAAGTAACAGTTCAAAAGATTGATACTTATATTGCTAGCAATGATAGTGCTTTAGCCACGGTACGCCAATCTGCACAAGTCGCGGTAGATCAGTCTTCGGCAAATGCTGAAGCAATTGATTCAATTAATCTTGAGCTTGACGATAAAGCTTCAACTGGTGAACTTGAGCAAGTTAAGTCTGATATTAAGAATGTAGATGACAAAGTTAATGCCCAAACGATCAGACTTGATGGTGTCTATGCTCAAATTAACCCGCCTTTAATCGGCTCGGAATCCGAGTTAATTGGTAATGAGGGAGGCTATGCGGGTGTCTGGTCTGAACAGTCAGCGCGTATTGAAAGTGATTTAGCACAAGCAATTCGTACAGATACAATTCAAACTGATTTGAATGGTAATAAAGCTGCTGTTCAAGAGGTCACTAAATCAGTCAATGGGCTATATGCACAAAAGTTCATTAAGCTTGATGTGAATGGCAAAATTGCAGGCTGGGGTGGTGCCAATGATGGTGTAGAGTCTCAGTTTATTTTCAACTTTGATTCTATTGCAATCGGAAACGGTAGTAATGGCACTGTTTCATATCCATTTATTTTCCGTACAACCCCTTTTACTGACCCAGTAACAGGCACAGTTTTCCCAGTGGGTGCATACCTAAAAACTGTCATTATGGATTATCAATCCGTCGATACATCTCATATTAAAGACTTGGCTGTACAGCGAGGCAAGATTGCACAATTAGCTGTTGGAAGTGCTCAGATTGATAATCTTGCAGTGACAAGAGGTAAAATTGCTGATCTTGCAGTTGATACTTTGAAGATTGCTGATAATGCCGTAACTGTTCCAGTATCAGCGTTTGCTGAAATCTCAGTGGGTGTTGATACTGAATATGTCACTATTCAGACTTTAAACGTTCCATCTGATATGGGGCATACGGTTTTAACCTTTGGTGCAGTCTTTAGTTTTACTGGCTACAGTCCGAAACAGCAAGTTTATTGCCGAGTTCTCAAAAATGATCAAGTCGTTTTTGAGGATCTAGAAGTTCACTTCATTGAACACACTTCAGTGGCATCTATTACCGATGCAAATGGTATGCACAATCATAATGGTTCTGCTGTTAGTGTTTCGGGTAATACCGGGCAAGATGGTTCGCATAGTCATAGCTACAATGTGAATGGTACGACTGGCTCGACAAATGCAGGAGGTACATTTCACAGTCACTCATTCAGCGCAAATGGAAACACAAACAGTGGTGGGTCACACAGCCATACTGTTAGTTTAAATGGCAACGTGACTATGTCTGATGGTGGTGAACATAGACATAACATTTTAGTGACTGGTAACTCGCGTAGTGCTGGAACAATTAATATTTCAAGACACGATTCAACAGGAATAGCAGGGACATTCAAATTGCAATTGAGAGTTGTTGCTGGTGGTTCCATGAATGTGTCTCAACGTTATATTCATGCAATGACGATGAGGAAGTAATGGCATATTTTGCAGTTTATGAGGTTGAAACAGGTGAAATACAGAATTTAATAGAATGCCCTGAATTTCTAGCTGAAACAATTCATCTAGAAGAGGGGCAACAATTTTTAGAAGTAGATCACCAGGTGTCAGCAAATAAATACTTGGTCAAAAATGATGAGTTAGTCTTAAGAGATTAACTCATCCAATAGTTATGAAGCACCCTAAATTGGGTGCTTTTTTTATGCCGAAATTAGGGGGGCTGCATGGCAGACAATCAGCAAATTATAGATACATCGACCGCTTTGGCGGCCAGCAAGGGTGCAACATACGGGGGAAGTGTGGCAGGAGCAGTTTCGGCGTGGATCGGGTCAATCGATTTAGCATTTTGGGTCAGTATCATCATTGGTTTAGCTGGTTTTTTAATGAACTGGTACTACGCCAGAAAGAAAAATAAGCGCGATGAAATTGCACTTAAAGCCTATTTAGAAAGCTTGGAAAATAAAGGTGACTGTAATGTCAAACAAGACTAAATATGTCGCCGCATTCTTAGCAGCTTCGGCTGCTTTTTTTGTGGGTGTAAAAAACGATGAAGGGTTTACATCAAAGCCAGTAATTCCCGTTAAGGGGGATCGGCCAACACAGGGCTACGGTTCAACATTCAAACCTGATGGCTCCCCAGTAAAAATGACAGATCCACCAATTACACGCGCGACTGCAGATAAATGGTTGCGTAATGATGTCGCAAAACGTGAAGTAGCATTTAAAGATTCATTGAAGGGCGTGAAATTATCACAAACTGAATATGACCTATACCTTGATTTCACGTATCAATACGGTGTGCCAACATTCGCAAAATCATCAATGCTTAAACACTTGAAAGCTGGTCAATATAAAGCGGCTTGCGACTCATTACTTAAATATAAGTACGTTGCAAAGCGCGATTGCTCTATTCGTAAAAATGGATGCTATGGCGTCTGGACTAGACAGCTTGAAAGACATGCTAAATGTATAGGAGCGCAGTGATGTGGATTGTATTTGCTGCTAAATATTGGCGAGAAATCATTATTGTGTTTCTCGCTTTTTTATTGGCCATATCTTTGGCCGTACTCAATTACAAAACTGGTCAGCTAAAAGAAGCTGAACAAAAGTGTCAATCTCAGATCCAAGAGATTGAGCGCAAGAATTTGAAAGCTCTTGCAGAAAAGCAAAATCAGATCAATAAAGTGAGCGCAGACTATGAGCAAGTCAAAGCAGAGCAAAACACTAAAGTCGAATATATTGAGCGTGAAGTGCAAAAGATCGTGGAGCGTCCTGTTTATAAGTCTAGCTGTATTGACGATGCTGGGGTGCAGCAACTCAATGAACTCATTAAAGCCGGTAATACCAGCTAACCTATTGCAACCATGCCCAGATCTGAGCGAATTGGCAGGCACAACTGGTAAAGACTGGATGATCTGGGCTGTGCCTACAGTTGCAAAATATAATGACTGCAAAGCAAGACACGGTGCGCTTGTGAAGGCTCTTGAGTAATGACTTTTTAGTGTGCAATTATTTGCTCAATAATCTGGATAATTGCACATTTTGAGCAAAATTATTCTCATCTCTTTTTCTCTCGAGGTTTTATCATGCAGCAATTAATGATTATGGTCACAGAAGTTGGAAAGCTTGAGCATTCGTGTTATTTGCTTGCTGATGTAAATAAAGGCGGTAAAGTCATAAAGGTTTTCGACTACAACGGTAATCAATTACCAATCAACATTGATGGAACCGTGACATTTAATAGGCGCCGTTGGGAATTACCATCTAAAGTTGAGCTTTAGCCGCCTGAACAATCAACTCATTATGATTTTTAAACTTTTTCTCTAAATCTCGAGTGTTTTTAGGGAAATAAATTCTATTTAGAATCAACTCTTTTGCCAAATCTGAAATGATGACTTTTTCAATCATATTCATTGCTTTTCGCAAATCCTCAAAACTTACTTGTACGTAGCCGTCTGTCACATCTTGACTATCATCTTCGGTTGTGTGGTTGATTAGACGCTTAATTGTATAACTACCTATAGCTAAGCTATTGGCGATTGTACTGAAAGTACGGCGTAAATCATGAAAAGTGAACTCAATACCAGTACTTTCAGTCACAGCTTCACGAGCATGACGTTTATCTATAATATGTGACTTGTTCCGAAAGTCAGGAAACACATATTTCCCATCCGGATTCATCTTTCTTCTTTCTCTTAAAATATGCCACAGCATTTCCCCAACTGGTAATAACAGTTCCTCACCATTTTTGGTATCTGTTATAAGAACAGTGCCATACTTCAAATCAATTTTTGACCACTCCAGACCCTCACCCTCATTTCGTCTAAAGCCAGTTAATACTAAAAGAAATAAAAAATCTTGATTGGTATAAGCGAGATGGTTGTCGTTTTGATTTCCCGGCCAATATTGTTTGGCAACTCCCTCCGCCCAATCATGAAGCTGTTCAGATCTAATATAGTTTTTTCTACGTTTAATTTTATTCCAAGTCTTAGTTTCATAAATTGTTAGTACAGGGTTAGGTTCTGTAATAAGCTTATTATTACTACTATCAACTGTGGTTTTAACCGTGAAATTATATAGAGCAGAGAAAAATTTCATTGCCAAATTTGCCTGAGCTCTACTTCTTTCTGATAAAACTGTATGGCGATCCATAACGGCTTTACTTGTTATTTGGTTAATTTTTAAATTTTGCCAATCTTCAAAGTAATCATTTACACATCGATCATATGCATCAAGTGTTGTGGCGCTTAAGTCTTTTTTAGCCTTATAACTTTCATATGCTTCTTTAACGGTTGGTATTAGTTTTAGGTCCTGCTTTTCTGCAAGAAGCTGATTTTTACTATCTCGTTTATCTTTGTTGGGATTGATACCTTTTGAGATCATTAACAAGTATTCTTGGGCTTTTTCGCGTGCTTGCTGGACTGTCCAAATACCATGCTTGCCGATAGTCACACGACATGTCTCACCGGTTGGTAATTTTTTTTCCGCAATATAGCTTTTAGAACTTTTCGTTACGCGTAAAGCAAACCCCGTTAATTTGTCATCCTTATAAAAAACCTGTTCACCTGCCGCCGTGAAGGGGAGTGAATCAACAAAAGATTTTGTTAAGGTTTGCTTATTAACGGACAT